ACAAAAGTAAGACCACCTAAAGTGCCACGGCCTGCTGTATCTAGAACACCATAAAAAGCATCGTCAAGCTGAAACGGTGTACCAAAGCCAGTGGTGCTCTGAAAGCCCACCAGCACCTGCATTACTGGGACACTCATGCGGGCGCAAAAACCGTTCCGCTACGGCGCTGGGCCTTCTGTATTGCGGCGATGATATCGGTTCCAATTTGGTCAGGAGTGCTAACAAGCCCGGCATTTACTGTGATGTTCATACCCAAGCCATTGGCTTTGTTTAACGGGATGACAGCCTCTGGGCCCGCCTCACCAATCAGCGCCATGGTTGGGCTAGTAACAATGCCACCTGTAGCCATAGGCGTTAAGTTGCCAAAACCGTTGCCACCATCGCCGCCACCACCGTTGTCGCTGAGCCTGCCAAAACTGACTTCACCAAGGGTGCCAATATCTTTGCCGGGCTTAATAAGGTTGATGCCCTTAATAACCAAGTTAATCATTTTGATGTAGGCGTTAGCCATGAACTCAAAATAGCCAGCCACACCATTAACAACTGTGCGCACCACGTTGCCAAAAGTGTCAAATTTCTTATAGGCCACAACCAAAGCAACACCCAACGCAATAATGCCAGCCGTGATTAGCACTACAGGGTTAAGAGCCATGGCCGCATTGACTAGAACAACCGATGCCGCTAACACACCAAAAGCAGCTGCTACAGCCGTAATTAGTGTCGGGTTGTTTTGTGCCCACTCAGCAAACTTCTGTAGCACTGGCAAAGCCTTTTCAAGTATCGGCAACAGTGCAGCGCCCACACCCTCTTTAGCCTCACCCAAGGCAACGCCTAAACGCTTCATTGAGCCTGCAGCAGTGTTAGCAGAGTCAGTAGCGGCACCACCGAAAGTAGCAGACATTGCAGCCATAACTTCATCAAGCGATGCGCCGTCTTTAATCATGCCGCGTAGTTCTGGCGACAGTTTTGCTAGCGCTGTGTAGTTACCGCCGTAAGCCTTTTCGAGCGTCTTGGTTACGGTCTCAAGAGAGATGCCTTTAGCGGCGGCCACATCCATAGCAAGGTTGGCTGCTTTTTGTGCCTCAGCAATAGAGCCTGTAGCGCGTACTAAGCCAGCAAGCGCCGGGCGTAGTTCATCATCGGTAACGCCTTTAAGTTTGCCCTGCTGGGTTATGTATGCCTCAACGCTTTTAACTTGTTTGTCGGTAGCGCCAGTGGTTTTTTGTAACTGACGCGCCAGCAAAAGTTGTGCGTTCTCATCTTCCATCGCACCCTTGACAGCATCACCAAGGCCAGCAACTAAACCAGCGAGCGCCACGGCTGCGTATTTGTTTGCTTTGCCTAGCGCGTATTTTGCTTTAGCTTGTGCGCCTTCTAAATCCTTAAAGCCTTTCTCGGCTTCCTTTAATCCCTTAGGGTTGAATTGCGTAACGATTGGTAGATAGATAGCCATTATGCGGCCTGCCTTGCTTTAAGTGCGCGATTAGCGTCAGCGATAACTTCATCCACGGCTTTCATAATGTCAGCTGTGCCTTGCTCTGCTATGAACTTGCGTGATCTCCACAAGCCACGCTGGGGTCTGCCAAATACGTTAGTTAGCAAGCGTGAAAAGTCGCTGTTGTTTTTTGTGCCAGCCTGAGAGAACAGTGCGCCAGCTGCGTTCTTTTGCACCAGTGTCACAAGTGGTGTGATGCCTTGACCACGGGCACGGCCACCAACCATGATCTGTACGCCTTTGTCCACTTTGGCTTTGTCGTAACTCAGACGGCCTTTGTTTTTCCAGCCGTGAATAACAGAGATACCAATCTCGGCTGGAAACTGCTTACGGCCTTCCTCAAGCATTGCCGGACTACTGGCCTTAATTTTGGCGGCAGCCTTAAAACGTGCTGACTTATCTAACTTGCTTAGCTCTGACAGTGCCTGCTTCAAGCCTGTAATTTCTACGCTTGTATTAAGGCTCATGGCTTTCGGCTTTCGTTTAACAGCTTAATCGTGGTGTTTAGATCAGCAATGTCAAACTCTACCGCAGGTGGCCACCAGCCTGTGGCTACTAGGAGACTGGCTAGGGAATTGCGGTAGGTTCCGCTTGGGTAGGGTTTGCCGGGTCATTATCCACCACTTCCAAAGTCACTAATCGGCGGATGAAATCATCGAGCACTGCAGGCACTGTGATGCCAGCCAGTTTGCTTGACTCGTAAGCCATAAAGGCTAAGTCCTCAATGCTGATGCCTTGCTCACTGATGGTGCTGGACTTGCGTTTGTATTTGCGTTCCCATTGCACAATGACGTACAAGCTGGTTGTGACTAGGTACGGGCCTTCGCCTGTATCCACGTTAAGAGTCAATTTCATGTCGGGTTCCTTTGGTTATGGTGAAGTGATGTCTCGCACGTATGTGCCGCCAATGAATGACGCGGTAATCATTGACAGTTCGCCTACAGCGCCAGTAATCGGTGTGTAGTCCACAAGCTGCATGTTAGTGATTGTGTATTCAGGGTTAGAAGCTGACTCAACAAGACCTGCAGGAGAGATAACAAGTTTTGATGTTCCCAGACCAAGGTTGGCAAACAGTGTGGCTTCAACTTCGTCAGCGCCATAGCTCAAATACATCTCAAGCTCTACAGCAACGGTTTGTAAGCCCGGCACGAAACGATGGCCAGTGTCACCAAAGGCTGTGCTTTCTAGTGAGTCCACGCCAAGTGTGATAGTTGCGCTGCGGCACTGATCAGTCAAATCAACCAAAGTGCCAGCTGTTGTAGGCGCAAGGTTTACGGTTGGGTTAGTGAGATATGTACTTGTGGCCACGATGGTTCTCCTGTGTCAAACGGTGCCGGGTGCCGTATCTGTTGTTAGTTCTAGCAGATAATACTACTGCAGTGGGGTATGTCATTGCTTTTGTGCCTGCATAGCCATTTGTAAATCGTAGGCAGGATAGGTAGCGCCACCCATTTCCAGCGATGACGGCTGGCCAGCCATGATCACAACTGACGAGCCTAGGACTGTGGCCACGATACTAAGGATGTTTTCGAGCACGCCTTGAGCTGCTGTGCCACTGCCAATAATCTTGACTGGGATAGTTACGCGGATGATGTTGCCACCACCAGCGACAGTCTCAAAACTTGGCGCATCAAGAAAAACACAGTTAGGCACAATCTTGGTGGGGTCGCTAACTACCCGTAAGCCTGATACTGCTACCAGTGTGGCTTTAAGGTCGGCCATAGCCTCGTTCAGAAGCCCTGTGGCAGGCATTAGGCAACCTGTGGGCGGTCTATGCCCAAGAGCTGTTTAATCATCGGTGTCATGGCGCTGACGGGTGCGCTACCCATGCCATCAAAAGTAGCAAAGGTGTCTTGAACTGAGCCGCGAGCACGCCACAGTGCAGCTGCATACATTGCCGTACCCAACGAAACATCATGCCCCGGCGAGACAGTCAAACTATCAAAATACCCGGACTCAAATCTGCGTCGATAGGCAAAATCGTTAGCTGCGTTAGCGGCCTGAGTTGCCAAGGTGTAGTCATCGCTGGGGTTAGTGATGTCTACGCCAAGGTATGTAATCAGGTTGGCTGTGGTAATCCATGTGCAGTTTTGGCTGTTTTGCATTGTGCCAGTAGCCGTTGCTGTGCGCTGAACGTCTGTGCCGGTACAAGCAAACAGCACCTGATTAGGGATGCTGACATTGCTGTTAAAGAGCAGGTCGCCCTCAGTGTCTATGCCGATGTACTCATACTTGGGCATGGCATAGACAACGAAGGTGCCGTTGAAAGGTGCAGCAACACTGGCAACAGTGATGGATTGCCCCACCTCTATTTCAGTATCGGTCAGTGTTTGTAGCACTGCATAGTTGTCTAGCAGTTGCTTGAAAGTGACTGTGTATGTAGCCATCGGCGGTAGCCGCCTTTCGGACTAAGCTAATGCGATTTTTTGTACTTGAGTTGCATCAGCAACAAAAAGGCTTGCATAGCCGTGGTACGACATAACCTTGCCCAGTGTTGATGGTTCGTCACGTGTTAGCAATCCGCGGATGCTTTCATAGAACTCGATAGCAGCGCCACGAGCTACAACCATTGTGCCAGCCGCAAAGTTGCGATCTGCGACAAGGTTCAAGCCAAATGGGTTGAAAGTGTTAGCAACAGTGATATCAGCAGAGCCCATACCATTGACACCCATAAGTCCAGCTGCACCCACGTATGGGAACACTGGTCGCTTATCAACATCAAGCTGTGCACCCAAAGCCTGCCATACGTTTGGTGAAACAAAGATGTGGTCAGGCAAGAAGTTGCTGGCTAACAAAATGTTGTATGCGCTTGTGTAGATAGCCGAGATGAGGCTTGTCGGATCGTTAGCAGTAACTGTCCATGTAGCGCCTGATGCAGCTGCACCAGCAACAAGACCGTCAGCAGCGAGATTGTCGCTGGCCTGCATGTACTGTCCCATGAGGTCATTGATGATGATGTCCAT